ATTTAGGTACACAGTCTCTAGGATTAACTACAATAGGTACTCTTTGTAAATCTGCTGGTATATTAGGTAAATTTTTATCACTTAATACTATCATAAAATGTGTAAATCCACCATCTTTTACTCTATCACCAGAGGGTAATACATGTTTACGAATATTTTTATTACCTTTTAATTTTTCCCATACTTTATTAACACCACAATATGCATCATTAGGTGCCATCTTATCATCATCTTCTCTGAAGTAATGGTCAAGCATTACAATAGGTGTTTGCTTTACACAATCATAATCATGAGCTACAGTTTTAATACTATTACCACCACCAATAAGTGCCATATCAAACCAAGCACTTTGGTCTTTTAATATGTCTCTAGTATTACCTTTGTTTAATTCAAATATAAAAGTTTTATTTTTATTTTCTTTCATATGTTCTGCAAACTCTTTTAATCTTTGTTGAACTGCAGACATTTTATTATGTGCTTTAGCATTGAACTCTTCATGGTCTGTTTCAATAGTAGCATCTTCAAATAAATCATAACCATGATAAGTAAATGTATCAGTATAATCAAAAGCAGTTAGTGCCATCTCTATAGCTCTACCACCATTCCATGTACCAGTTTCAATTACAGTCTTTGGTTTATACTCTTTCATTATCTGAGATATTTGTTGATATCTATTAGGTTTAATATCAGGAGCTACCTCATTTGATAAAGGAAAAGCTCTTTCACCATTACCTTTTCTTATAGCAACTTTAGAGAAGTCTGGTCTTCCAGCAAAGTGATAAAAATAATCATTCATAGTATTCATGATTTCTACTTTCATACCATGTGCTTGATAAATATTTAATAGTCTAGAAAATACATAGTAATCATGCCACTCTCTATACTTAATCATCTCACCTAAAATATATGCACCACGTAAATCTGCAAGTATATCTATAGTAGGTTGTTTGTCTAAGTTAAATGCCATAAAGAAAGGTTCGTCAGGATTATAAACAATATCAGCTTTATCATTTAACATAGATAACATATCTTGTTTAGTTAATCTTTTCTTTAAATAAGAATCTGCATCTATCCATATTAACCACCCTGCCTCTTTACTTTTCTCAGCTAAATTAAATGCCATCTCTGTTAAAGCAAATACTTTATGTGACCACTTCAAAGCATCTAGCTTTTCATTATATGGTATCTTTCCTTCTTCTGTACCATCATGTTCTGCATATCTTTTTAAAAACTCTTCATGGTCTTTTATATCGTGTAAACTTTTATATGTATAATCTGGTAAAGAATATGCATCTATTTTACAATCATGATAATATCCAGTAAAATTAATACTTGTATCTAAATTTTCTTTAACGGAATTTAATAAATGAACTGCTGTATCTTTTAAAATAGTTTCATTAAAAGATGTAACAATATTAATCTTTTTCATTATATGCTCCAAAATTTTTTTCTAATGTTTCTAATGCTTCTTCAGCTTCAGCTAATTGTTTTATTAATACAATAGAATCCTCTACTATTTTTGGATGTTCTCCTATTGCTACTGGTTTTTGAAATGCCAAATCAAGTTGATATAATGCTTTATTTACTTCAGCTTTATAATGACATCTCAATGATTTATATAATGTATCTGTTAACTCTCTCATTGTATTAAGTAATCCTTTTCTCTTGGTATAATGCCTTTCATCTGTAACCATCTAGCATCTTCACACCACTTTACAGCATACTTGCCTTCAGTTACTCCTCTAGGTTTCCACTTAGCAAACCAAGGCCCACCAGTTGTAAAGTGAACAATCTTTGGTTTCATATCTACTGATGAATGACCATCAAGCCAGTTCCATTCTTCAGGTATTTGTCCTATATCTGATTCCTGGTCAGGCAACCACTTAAATGTATGTAACCATCTACCTTTCTCTGTATTAATAGCATCAATACTTAACTTATCTAGGTAGTGATGTTCATTATTAAACATCATAAGACTAGACCAGTTCTTCATACTATAAGGTTCTTGTGCTTGGCCATCCATTTTAATACCTTTTTCTACGTCATACTTATGATGCACTGCCCATACAGGATAATAATTATCTCTACACATATCAAATAGTTCTGTGATATCTCCATAACAATACATATCACAATCCATATACAAAGATAAACCGGTGTATAAACTTAAATGTGGTACAAGAAATCTAGTAAAACTAAAATCAGTAGAGAAAGGTCTACCATCTATCTCATCATACTGTTGATTACCTATACTGTTTGACTTTCTTCTAAACATTCCATTTTTAATTAATGCATCTTTTTTTAGAGGCACAATTCTTACAGGATTCTTAGCTCTTATTTCTATAGAGAACTTTAAAACTTCATAGGCTGCATGTTCTCTAGGGTCATAACCTATGTATACTGTATCCATATCATTTCTAATTTTTGTATTCATGTTAAAATTTCCATTCGTAATCTATAAACCATGTGCCAGACTCATAACCTCTGCCACCTCTTTTTCTTTCATATGCTACTTTTAATCTATCGTTGTTAGATAATTTTTTTGTAGCATAACTTCTAAACTTAGAACCATATCGTTCATTATCCATATCATGATAATATCTGTACCCAACAGAATCAAACCATGAATCTGCTTTTATTTGAATAGTTAGTAAACTAACCAATAATATTAATAGTATTTTCATTTACCCTGTCCTCTATATTTTTTAAAATTTCTACGTTTATGTTTATTCTTTGGTCTACTTCTAAGAGATTTACCTATAGAAGTTACCTTCTTAAAAAAGTTTTTTAGTTTCTTTCCTGCACCTATTGTTGCTCTTCTCATAAAAAAAATAGGCAGAGACTCTAATGAATCCCTGCCATGCTCCTTATTTTATTTCTATCTTTCTTGGTTTCTGTTCTTCAGGTATAATTTGTTTTAGTTTTATTTCTAAAATACCACGAAGAAAAGTACAACCTTCTACATGTAATGTATCAGCAAGAACAAATTGTCTTTCAAAAAATCTTTTACCAATACCTCTATGTAGATACTCTAGTTCATCTTCTTTATCAGAAGACTCTCCTTTGATTGTTAATTTATTTTCTTTTACTTGCACATCCAGTTCTCTATCTTTAAAACCGGCTAGTGCAAATTGTAAAAGATATGTGTCTTCTCCTTCTTTAATTAAGTTATATGGTGGATATCCAATATCACCCACGTTATCACTTAACATTGAATTAAACAAGTTATCAAAACCAATAGCTTGTCTAGTAATATTATCTAAATTAAATGTTACCATTTTATTCTCCTTAAATAAGCAAGTTAAAATTAAAGTCCATATTGGCACTTTATAATACTATTATACCATATTTTGTATAATAATGCAACAAAAAATTTAAATATCTACTAACTCACACGAGCCTGCAGTACATGCTAACTCTTGTGAACCTCTTGTATTATCTTCCTTTTCAAAGTCCTGTAATTTAGTCCAATCAATTTTTGCAGGCATCTTAGATTGTAAAGATTCATACTGCTCTTTATCTATATCTTGATAAGGTGCTTGCTGATATGTATGGTCTGAAAAAGGTAAGAAAGATACACCAGAAAGATAATCAAAATTATCCCAACACCAATTACCTACATTCACCCACTCATTTTCTTTTACAGATATAGTTACAGATGGTTTATGTTCACACCAATGCTGTGCATAACACTTCCATATCTCTAACTGCTCGATTGCTGCCATATCATTTCTATACACAGCAGTATCAGAACAACTCATAGGAAAAGAAAACACTGTAGTATGGTCAGGCTTCATTACGTCTGGTTCATTTGGTATACCTTGTTCTTTCATAAACTCTGTTAGTGGGTCTTTATTATCACCTCTAACTGTACGAATATAATAAGGATTATGTCTAGCATGAATACCACTAGCAGAGTCAACTAATTGACTAACTGTACCAGAAGGTTTGACACATGTGATAGCTGTTGATTGTGGTATACCTAATTTATCTGCCCACTCTTTATTTGTTACGACAGCTTTATTTCTCATGCTTTGTAATATCTCTGGTAGTTTTGCTCTTTGTCTATTGATAATAGAATTATCCATAATACCTGTAAGAGATACACCTAATAATCTTTCTTCTTCTGTGTTCTGTTGCCATCTTTTTCTTAGATACCCAAAGTTTGTAAGTGTGGCTTGTATTGTACCTAGTATTGTAGCCACTTCTATTTTATCATGTAGTGTAGCTTCAGTATCCATAGGTCTTACAACTACCTCTGTAAGATTACAAAACTGATTAGGTCTTAGTATTATTTCACTACAAGGATTAGTACCAAAAGGATGGTCACCATTACGTCTACCATTCTCTCTAGCTTTTTCTTGTGCTGATACTCTGTTGAATATGCCTCTTTCGCCAGACTTACTTTCATATAAGGCCAACCACTCCTTCATGAAAATACCTGCATCAGGCTTTTCAGTATATACAACAGAGTTATTTGCTAGTGCTCTTTCAGGATTTGTGTCCCACCAGGCACCAGACTTTGCAACTCTTAATCTTTGGTCTGATAAATTACTCAAAGATATAAGAGCAGACCTACGCACACCACCTACAACCACAACTTCACCAGTCTTACACGCAATATCATGACACTCCATAGTGTTTAACTTTCTACCTCTAGCACCTTTAAACTTTTCAATAACAAAATCAAATAAATTAATTAAAGGTTGAGGCCCACTAGCTCTACCACCAAATGTTTTTAACCTTTGTCCAGCAGGTCTTATTTTATTCACATCTATTTTTGGTATTCTATTTGTATATAAATAAGATATTAAATCTTTAAATCCTCTTGCCCATCCTTCTTTAGAATCAGCAACAGCTACAACATCATCTGTCTTTTCAAATTCTCTGTCTGGTATAGTAGGAAGTTTGTTTACATTTTCTCTCTCAACAGAAAAACCTACACCTGTACCATTCATTAAGATATAAAGTATTTCATCAAATGCTTTTGGATTATCAATAGGAATATAAGAACAATTATATCCAGCAATGTTTTCTCTTTCTAGTGCTGTGCCTGCAGTCATCAATGCTCTCATAGAAGGCATCACAGAAAGACCAGTAATATAATCTTCTATCTTTCTCCATGTTTCACTTTCTATTTCTACATTTAAATTTTTCTTTAAATGATACTGCATAAAGTTTGTTAGTCGTGTTACTGTTTCAATCCATGTCTCTCTTCTACCTTCTTCAGGCAACCACCTAGAATATCTAGATAAATGTATAAAACTTTGGTATTCGGTTGGTAAGTAGTTATTCATTCTTGTACTCCATTTCTAAAATCATTTCTGCATAGTGTATTACTTTCTCAATATCTTTTTTGCCTTCACCTTTTCTTCTATGTCTTGTAACATATTTAATTATATTACCTTCAAGAAAAGTTAAATCATTACCTACAATATATTCCACAGGTTGTATCTTACAATCTTTGTAATGGCTACCACCTACTTGTTTTAATGTAGCTTGTATTGCTTTCTTTTTTATGTCTGTCTTTTTGAAACCTGTATCCTTAACAGTTTCTTTTATTGCTTCATTCATCATTCCCATTTTTGCTTGCTCCTCATAATATATCATATCAGCATATAGTTTA